TTACTATCGCAATCTTCCAAGCAACCTGGATCGTGTGCAGAATACTACCATCGACACTACCAACAGCAGGGACCGTCCTTGCATAGCTTGGCAAAGCCAATAAAACTAATACCGCTAAAATCGTTAATACTTTTTTCATTTCATTCGCCTCGTTTCAAAATATAGGTGCGAGCCGAAACCCGCACCCATTGGAAAGTTAGCTTGCCTGTGTCAATGTTACAGCACCATCAGCGGCAGTCATACCACTAATATACCAATTAGTACCATCGCAAGTCACTTCAACCCAATCGCCTATGACAGCAATAGATTGAACAAATGTTATAGTATCTTCTTCTTGCGCAACGGGGCCATCATCACTCGTATCAGTTTCAGCCTCAAGAACCATACCATATATCAAATTCTCGGAAGAGTCTGTTACAATAGTGTAATTAGCACCAGCAGGAGCAGCACCAATAATAAACCGATAAGTTATACCAGCAGATGTAGCAGCGGAAGGCAGAGTAGATGCAAACTCGGTTGCACTATTTAATACAAATACCTTGCCAGCTTCTGCAATAGTAATCGCATTCGTAGAAGTAACAACTTCAACTGGAGTTACTATCGCTGAAGATACTGTCAGCTTGCCTGTTACCGTCTCAGCACCATTAACTGTCATAGTACCTGTATTCGCTATGGTAACAACACCAGCAGCAGTGATCGTTACGTCATCGCCAGCATTAATGCCTATATCGCCAGCAGTAGCACCAACGGCCTCAATATCAACGGACCCAGCAGCAGCATTAAGAGTAATACCACCAACATCAGACGAAAGGATAATTGACTCATCGTCAGTACCTTGGTCTGAATGTATAGTGATTTTCTCACTTGTTCCAGCGTCAGCCTCAATGTAAATTGCAGCAGCACTATCTTCGCCAGCACTTATATTTACCGATCCTGCCGCATTAGCAATGTCAATATCTTCACCAGCGGCACCAGCAGCGGTAATATCAATACCACCAGCAGTTGCAACAAGCTCAATAGCATCAGCGGTATTCTCAGTTGATTTAAGAGAAATACTTAAAGCCACATCAGCGTCAATACCACCTGCAGCAGCATCTATATTGATAGCATCGGTAGCAGCCTCGCCAGAGTCTAATGTAATAGAAGAATCAGTAGCATCAACGCTAAAGTCTCCAGTTACCAGGGTTGTCGTAATTGAACCGCCAGCAGTGTTAATAGTGATATCGTCAGCAGCGTCTATATCTATATTATCCACAGACGCAATCTTAATATCGCCAGCCGCACCACTTGTAGAAAGACTCAATGCGTCAGTGCCGACACCAGAAGATGTAAGAATTAAACTCGCATCCTGGTCTGTAGTAGCTTGTGCGATAGTAAGGTCTGTAGCGCCAGTTGAAGTCAGTGTAATCGTAGAAGCGGCGTCATCAAATGCGATACTTCCAACACCTGTCAGAGCATCAACTAAACCAAACGCAATAGTATCTATATCTGTGTCGCTGGCAAGGGTTAAAGTGTTTGACGTAGCAAGGTTAAACTCAAAATCCTCTGTACCGTCAAACTCTATAACATCATCATCTACATTGTTAATGATCTCGCCATTTTCCATGACGATATCAGACGCACCAACTATTACACCTACAGTAGTAGCAACTCCAAGTTTAGAGACTGACCATGTAGCCGATGTGCCCGTAATGTCAGCACCTGTGCCGGTTGTAGCAATCTCGATGGCAGGATCCGTCCCGGCATTTGCGACAAGCAGTGCAGGATATGCACCCGTCTCGCCGTGAACAAGCGATAGTGCTTCACTGTCTGATGAGGCACCAGTGGTCAAGGTAACCGCCGTACCGCTATCAACAACGATAGATTCGCCGCCGTTATACGCCTCATCAAGCGAAGCATAAGAACCGCCAGATTCAAGGCTATCCCACCCAGTTGCAGTCCGAAGTACCATCTTTTCAAGAGCTGAATTATAATACAATCGGCCTTCTGTAGCTGTAGGCGCGGATGTCTCGCTGGCAAACAGCAAATTGGTTATCCCTGTAGTATCTGCACCAGTGAATATATCATCCACTTCGCCGATAAAATTGTAAAGAGGGTCATTGCCTGTGCCAGACATTATTGACGTCCTGTTCTTTACGTAGTTGTCCTGGTCATAAGTCAATGCGCTCGCCACACCAACAATGCAAGCGAGCACTATTATAATCACTAAAAACTTTTTCATTGTTAGTTACTCCTAAATTAAAGTTAAAAATAGGATGCCCGGTAGAAAGGGTAGACCAGACACCCTACGGATCATTTATGCTCCTGAACCGGCTGATGCTATGGCCGGAACCGTAACGCCCGACTCAGTTACCATCTTGTGGTGCAAAGTCTGGGGCTCGCTCGGCGACAAAGCTGCGTCGAGAGTGATTGTAGCAGACCCACTAAGCGTAGATATCAAGCCAACGAAGTAGTAAGTGTCACCAGTTGTCTCCATTATCTCTTTGAGCATCTTGCCAACATTCACGGCACAAATATGCCTGCCTGCCGTTGCTACCCGAAGATCGGCCTCAGATGCACAATGAACCCTGATAACTGATACCGTAGTAGTGAGAGCTTCTTCGGTCGATAGAACCAAGTCAAAGGTCAATGCACCAGAGCCACCCGCTGCTACAACAGTATCAATAACCAACCAAACATCTGTTATACCAGCCCAGTCCGCAGCAACCATCTGTATAACATTCGTGCTATCAGTAGTTCCAGCAGTCAGTGCCTGAGCTGCTGCGAGCTTTCCTAAACTAGCTAAAATCATTTTTATACTCCTTAAAATCAAATTTCCATTTTACTTACTTATGCCGCAAGAACAGCATCTTCGCCAGAACCGATGTCTTTGTTAAGAGCATCCATGTAGGCGATGATAATGGCGTTCGGGCCAGTGCCTATCATGGGTAGGCTGGTCTTGTAAATGTTGTCGTTCGACGTGTGCACCATCAGTTTGTTATTAGCTTCAATAACAAGCTTAGCATACAGGCGTTCCGGACACATCAGCAACCACGGTGACGGCATCTCAGTAACAACGCCGTTAGCGTTCTGCTCCATCGAACCACCGGTCGGGGCATTGATGATACTTGCCTCGATGATAGTGTGGATAAGGTCAGCTCCAGGAAGATCGCTAATGCCGCAAGGCACGTTGCAGATACGCTTCAGAGCACGCTGGTCACGAACAAAGATACCCTTCTGGATCATAAACTCAATCCAGATGTTCCATCTGTGTTCATCGTCTTCAGTGCCGAGGCCCTCTTCAAGCTGTTCACCCTTTTCGATCTGCTCGATACCGAGGGTAGGATGATTCGGATTATAGAGGGTGTGTAGAGTATCGACGCCGGGCTTCATGAGCCAGCAACTGCGAAGGTCGCTACCAGTTCCACCTACGTTGAAGGTGAATTTGTTGTCGTAGGTCATATACGGATCACGCTTCATCAGACCGACAATACCACTCTGAGCCGTCAGGCCAGCAGTTTGACCTTCCATCATCAGCTTGGTGACAGCCTGGTTGATCGACATGATATGAGCGACTTTGTTAGCCTTCAGCAATGCTCTGCCGACCGCCTCGTTCTCCGTTGTGAACGTATCGGTCGGAGCCTTGTAAGCTGATCGCACGGTCATAAGTGCCTCAACGAACGGCTCGTGAGTTGCCTTAGAAGCCTTCCAGCTTCCACCAACGTCTACCAAGTTACCGGTAGGCAGTGATACGGTTCGGAGGCCGTGATGGGTGAGTCCCTGGTTAGCAGGGAACGCAGGCAGGAAGCGAGAGAAATCGTCTCGCTGTGCCAGTGCGTTTACGACGGTATTGATTGGTGCTCCACTCGGCAGCTTGAACTTCAGCAGATCAAAGATGTTGCCTATAGTGGCAAGAGAATGTGCAGTCATTGTTAAACTCCTTAAAAATAATTTCGGTTTTCAAAATACAATTATTTCGGGGAAGTCGTCCGGTCATCCGGGCTTCGCCTTGCAATTAACCCTGCTTTCGGGTTTACCGTCTTTCCGGCAGTCACAAGGTGCAACCAATGGCTACATCATCTCAATTTATTGTGTTATTACAAAGAGCATCATCCGCCGAAGCGGGTGCTTTATTTCTTGTTTTTCAGGCCATAATTGGCCCATTGTAAAACGAAACCAAGACACTTCCAAAGCGTATCTTCGATTCGCTTCTTTCCAATTTTCTTACCCATTTCTTCATCGTAGTTTGCAGGGTCAACGCAACTGGAAACTTCATACTGTTTGAATCCAGTAAGTGTATTGGCAACCACAATGGTTGTCTTTTCATCAAACTTACTGGCTACAACTTCACCCATAAAAGCGTCAACCGTGTCCTTTGTGATTTTCGTACCATCAACACCTGTAGGAAGATATGCTTTTTCAAACACATCCTTTGGGCTCCATGAAGTATAATTGTCCGAATACTTTACTGCATATCCCTGTTGACCATCTTTTTCTTCCGGCCACGCTTCAATCTTCTTTACTCCAATATAAAACTGTGTCATATCACTTACCCTTTCTTAGGCCATAAAATACTTTCAGTCTTACCATCCGCAATCGTAGCCGCTTGGCTGCCTGCTGCTCCACCGCCACCATCGTTACTACTCTCAGCGGCAAGGGATCCGAGCTGCTTGAGCAGGACCCTGCGAAGTACCGGGTTAGTCGCTCCTTCTCGGTCCCTCATAAACTCAGCCATCTCGTTAGCCTCTTCGGTATTGAGTCCGAGATTGTTTACCAGGGCCCGGTGAGTTAGTACCGAGCTTTCCTCGAGCTTCTCAGCACTGCCGAAGTCAGGGTGCTTAGCTAGGGCTTCATTAACTGCCAGCTTCTTGGCTGCGAAGTCTGCGGCCTGCTGTGCTTGATGATCGCCCATCGCCTTAATTGATGCGAGGTTGTAGAACTCGGCAAGAGGCTCCATGACAGACTTCGGGATCTTATTGTCTACCGCAAACTGCTTAAACGCATTCGTGAAGTTCTCATCCTGCTTTGATCCTTCAGGCAATCCCTTCAACAGATTGACATCAGACAACCCAGCCATGTCAGCGGCAGACTCATAACCGATGAGCTTTCTTGCTCTCGATTTGAAATCGTCCCTTGACGCATCGTCGGCGAAAACATCCATCGAGTCAGGCAGCTTGCCGGGTTTGCCCTTCATCTGTGCGAGGCCGTAACCGTCCATGATCGCATCGTCGGGACTCTCAAACTTCGCCATGTGCGTGTTAAACGCCTCTCTAGTCTCTGGCGTTATAGACTCGTGCTCGAAATC